TGATTGACAAAACTATGGGTATTTCTTTTGCTTCTTTTTTTACAGTATCAATTAATTTTTTTACTAATTTAAAATTTCTATATTTTTGTTTTATATATATCATGTGTATTTGAATAATTTTACTTGTTGCAAAAAAATATTCACCCTTTGTAAACATACAAGTTCCAATCAATTCATTTTCCTCTAAATCTTTTAATAATAAAATTTTTCCTTTTACAATAATTGAACTTATAAAAAAATTTAATTTATATTCATCAATATTAGGATATTTTGCATCTGCTAAATCTGTATTTTTGTATTCAACCAATAAATCATAAATATCTTTTTTATCCTCTTTTGTTGCTTGATAAAAATGTATGCTTGTCATGGTCTACCCCATTTTATATCTTGAACTGTTAATGCTGAAAATTCCATACCTTTGTCATCACTAAAAAATCTTTTTTCTGAATTATCTGTTGTTGTTCTTCCACTTGTTTTGCTAAAATTCCCCCAATGAGAAGTTATTGTCAAAATTATATTTGCTGAACTTGTAGAATCATTTATTTTATATTCATTAATTGTTCCAAAAAATAACAAAAATGGGTCTGCAATTACTGCTAAACTTGAATTTAAAAAACCTCTGTAAATATACACTTCTTTGTTGATTATATTCCCTGCTAATGCCAATGCTATATATGTTTGATCTACACCACTTAAATTAATTGATAAGGAATTTTGGGTTGGTTTATTAGTTTCATTTACACCAGTAATTCCTCTTAAATGTCCATTTGATAAATAAGTTCTTGATGTTCCTGATACACTTGAAACAATATCAAAACTTGCATTTGTTAAATAAACTGGTGTTGAAAATTCTAATTCAATTAATTCAACTGGTTTTATAACACCAGTGGCAAGCTCGGTTTTTACTGCACTTGTTAACCCTCTTGCCATTATAAACTCTCTATTACATCAAACTCATATCTAAATAATAGGTTTCCATCTTTGTCTGACTGTGTTGAATTAAACTCTTGCACATCACTTAATAAATGCACAGTAAATGGGATTGAATCATAAGTAACTGAACTATCATCTGCTAATGCTTCCCTTAAAGGTGGTTCGATTGTAATTGTTGCTGAATTACTTGATGAAGTTACATCATCAATAACCATATAAACCTTATCATGTGCAAATTTTATTAAATCCCCTGCTTTTAATCTACCTGCCCCATCACCCCCAAAACCATCTATGGCTATTGTTGTATCTGCAACAGAATGAGAGCCATTTACTAATAATGTTCCCGTTTCGCTTCCTTGAGCATTTAAATATGAGGGCATTGTAATTGTAAAACTTTCTAATCTTGACCTTTGTTTCATTATAAATGCCATGATTGGAGCAAATTCTGATCTTGTCATTGGTGGATAAGAAACAGTAAAACTAAATCTTTGTCCTTGCACTTGCCGTCTAAAAGTTTTTCCACTATCGGTTTCTGTAAATAAAGTTTTTTGATTACTTTTAAAATTTACTTGATTAAACCTAACATTTGGTAATGCTCCACTCATACTATCGCCATTCTTCCTTTTTCATTAACTGCACTATTAATAATATTGACTATAGCACCCCTGCTATTTAATAACAATTCATTGAAACCCCTTGCATCAACTGTACTAATGTTAAAGTTTACTGTAACTGGCTGACTACCACCTAATTTATCATTAGGTATAATTGTTCCTGCTTGGTTCGGAACAAATAATTCCATTCCTTTTTCACCAACAATGCTTGGTTGTCCTATTGGTGGTCTACCCCCTTTTTCAAAACTTTTTAATTTATTTATTAAAGAACCCCCAAATGCTAATGCTCCACCAACTGCCACAACATTAAAAGGAAATGGTATACTTGCAAATGTTTTCATAGCACCAGAAAACAAACTAATCATAGCTTCTTTAATAGATTTTGCTTTAAACATAGCTAGAGATTTTTTAAATGCCATTTTTACGGCTTCCCCAACTAACATTTCAATAAAACTTTTTACAACAAATCTTGCTAAATCTCCTATATTCATTTTTCCAGTCATTACAAAATCTGTTAATGTTTGTTTTAATTTACCAAAAGTTGCACCCCCTATATCTTCTATTGTTTTAAAACCACTTTGTTGAGCCTCGACACTTTCTTTAAAACCTCTATTAAAAGATTTATAGGCTTTTTCTAACATTCCTACTTCTTCTATTTCATTTTTTCTTCCTGCTCTTGCATCATCTGTTTCATCAAAAAAAGTAAATTCTTTTTTTAATTTTCTTAATGCCCTTTGATCATCTGTTGTGTCTGCAAAAAATCTTGATTTTTTTTCTATTTCTTTTGTTTCATTTGTTACGGCTTTTATTTGGGCTAAAAGAGATTTCATTTTATCTTGTAATGCAGTTGTTTTTCCTAAAGTTACATCAAAACCTAAAATAACCCCCTCATTTTTATTGCCCTCTAATCCATCAACTAAATTTTTTAAATCCTCCATTGGTGTTTTTCATTCTTTTCATGTTTTCTTCAAATTCTTTTTGTGCAGGTCTGTTTAATAATTTATCAAGGGTAAACCTATTTCCAAATTCTTCAATAGCAATCATTCCTGATAGAATATGTCCGAATCCTGCTCTTATGTGGTCTATAAAACCACCTATAATTAAAAGTATTCCTTTTCCTTTTCTTCCCAACATAAGAAAACCCAACACCCCCAATGTATCAAATGGTGAGGGTATGTTTTTTCCTATATCAATAATATTAGATATTGAATTACTTATAAATTTAAACATGGGAGTTAAAAAATCTAAAACCCTTGCACTTCCCATTAAAATATCTTCAAAAATTTTAACTAATGTTTTTCCAAAACTTGCTCCTGCTTTTTGTATACCACCAAAATTTTTTTCTATTGCTTTTTCAACAACGACCATACTTGATTTGAAAAAATCAAATACTCCCCCTTGTTCCATAACTGCTAATTGAAATTGAGTAAATTTATCTCCAATCATTGACAAAGTGCCATCAAAAGTTTTTGCCATATCTTTACTTGCACCCACAACTGCTAATGTTCCATCTCTAAAGGAATCCATAATATGTTGTTTTGATTTTTCTGCACTTATAGCAACACCTGCTTCAAAACCTAATAAAGCTCTAACACCTCTTTCCCTAAATAAATCGGCTGAATTTATACCACTTGAAAATGTCCTTTGAATTTGCTCGGCTGTTGTTGCAAAATCTAATCCTGATGCACTTGCAATATCACCAGTTATTTTTAAAATATTGTTTAATTCTTCTGCATCTTTAGATACAACAGCTAAATTTGCTGAACCCCTTTGAATTTCTTGAAGTGAAAAAGGTACTTTTCCTGCAAACTTTACTAGATTATCAAATGCTTTTGCACCCTCTTTAGCATCATCAAATAAAAATTTAAATCTTACTCTTAATCTTTCAACTTCTCTTGCAGTATCTAAAAAACCTTTAGCAACAAAACCTGCTCCCAAACCTAATAAAGCATTTTGCAAATTAAAAACTGAACTTTTTAATCTATCAACACCTTTTGTTGCTGTTGACATAGCTTGGCGAGTTTTATCTTTGGCTATTATATCAATATTAACTTGTTTAGTTGCCATGTTTCGCCCTTGCTAATCTTTCTTGTCTGTCTTTTTCCTCATTCTGAATAATAAAATATGCTAACCATAAATTAAATTCTTCAACCGACATTTTTAAAATTTCTGAAACTGTTTTATTTAGTCTTTCTGCTAAACCAAAAATATTATGCAGTTCTGCATTATTTCTTAGTTTTTTTTATTGTCATCTAAACTTGTTTCAGTTCCCATAATTTTTGTGGCAACATCTGCTATAATATTTGTGTCTGCTTTTGTTTTGAATTTTAAAATGTGAGAAGCATTAAACATTTTATCACCATTTTTAGTTAATGCTTTTTCAATAATAACATCAATTAAAACTACTAAATCTGAATTAGATGCACCTTTAAATATTTTTTGTTTTTCCAACATATTAAAAGGTTTGCAATAAATTGCTTTATCACCAACTAATCCCCATTCAGGCACTTCTATCACTTGAACATCTATTGCCGTAAAATGGCTTTCGATACCCTCAAAAAAATCATCTTTTACTGACATTTTAGACAGTTCCGATTGTTATTGCTCCATTACCTTGTAATGATACTGTCCTTGTTGTAATACCATCTAAAGTTACTCCAACTGACATGCCGGTAACAATTCCAGTTCCACTAAAACTTTCATCTCCTGAATCATTACCCTCTGGTAAAAACACAAAACTCAAACTTGCACCCTGCAATAATGATGCTTGTTGTGTATTTGTTTCGTCATAATTCATGTCGATTGAAGCAGTAAATGTACCCCTACCTGCTTTGAATGTTTTGCTTGAAGCATCTAAAGATGTGTCCTCAACAATATCGTGTGTTGTATCTAAAGTGAAACCTGTTACATTACCTATAGCAGTTCCCCCTACTGTTACAACCCCCTCTTTTCCGTGATGTGTTCCCATTTAAACCTCCTTTTCTTTATTTTGTTTTATCATTTTTTCAGCTTTATTGCTAATTTTTTTTTCTATAATTTCATATCCTAAATTTTTATAATGATCTAAAAATTC